AGAAAGTCCTTCAGTAATGTCATCACAACAAATGTTGACAAAACTATCAAAAGAAATGCAAGGCACACATACGGGCGCAATGAACCCAAACTCTGATTGGTCAAAGTTTGTTCTATCTCATAAAGGGTTTACACTTAAAGATGTACAAGTTGACCAGATACCAACAGCCGTTAACAATGACGGAATGAGTCAGGCTAATATTGAAAAATATAAACAAGCAGATTTATCAAAATTCCCACCTATGGTAATAGGCAACGACGGATATATATTAGATGGTAATCATAGACTTCAAGCATATAAGGCACAGGGCATTAAAACAGTCAAAGCCTACATAGGCGAAGAATCTGAGATTTGGCAGTGGAACAAAGAAGACCCTAATAATCCTGAAGTATACATTCAAGGATATGGCAGACTTATGCTTAATCAAATAGAAGACAGTATAGTTGGCAAACTTAAAGAACTTACTAAGATGGCAGAACGAGGCGACTTTGAACAAATACAAAGTCTATTAGATAGAGATGTTTTACAATTAATGATGAAATCAGTCGTTGATACAAAAGCAGAACTACAATCAACTCGTAAAAGAGGTGGACCAAAATCTCGTGGTATTAATAAAGAATCTATATTTGATGCATTAGAAGATGATATGGCAGAAAAGTTCGATGCCGTAAAAAAGAGTGTAACAGAGTATGGTGTGGGTAAAGTCGTACCAGGAATTAATACTACTGTTGATGTTGGACCTAACGAAATTAAGAAACAAGCCGCTAAGTTCGGTAATAAAGTCAGTAAAGACGGGTTACCTAAGAAAAATTTACGATAAAAGGCTCACAAGTGTATAACAAAGATACCATGTGTTATAAAACTTGGAATGATATTATCATATCGTTACCCAAGAAAACAGTTAGTTGGTGTTGTAAGACAAACTTAACTGAACAACAAACAAAAGAAACTACATTTGATTTAGATATCTTAAACAATAAAGGTATAGATTTTCTTTTCAATCATCCAATTCTTCAAAAGAGAAAAAAAGAACTAGCAACTGGTATAAGATGTGCAGATTGTCACGTATGTTGGGAATCAGAAGATAGGTCTGGAGAAAGTCATAGAACATTATATACTAATCATTCTGTTGAATTTGATTATGATACGCCTGCTACCTTTATTGAACTTGAACTGACAAACAAGTGTAATTTAGCCTGTGTATACTGTGGACCACAACTTAGTTCGAGGTGGCAAAAAGAATTAAAACAACGACATCCTGATACTGAAGATGAAATATTTCATAAAGTAATGGATTTACTGGCTGAGTATTTCAATACCAAACTAACAAATAAACCATATATCAATATCAGTCTATTAGGTGGTGAGCCTTTCTTTACTGACCACATGTATGTATTCCTAGAATACCTTTCAAAATTCCATGTAAAATCTGAACAAGAAGTAACAGTTACAATCACAACTGGCATGGCTTTTCCTGAAAAGAAATTTACGAAATTTATTGAGTTAATTGAACGTACTCCTAACATAATATATATTATGCAGTTATCTGGAGAAGCAATTGATAAGAGAGCAGAACTAATTCGATGGGGTCTAAACTTTGAAACGTGGGACAATAACTTAGATATGTTCTTAACAGAGTCAGCAAGATTGAAGAATTTAGTTATAGGATTTGGTTGTGCCCATAATGCCTTATCTCTGCCGTATTTCAAAGACTTTCTTGTATACATTAATAAAAAACTGGCAAAACATGAATACAAATCTGTTGTGTGGTTTTTAATCAACTATATAGAAGACCCACAGCACTTATCCATATCAATGCTAAATAATTATCATGCAGATGCTGTAACAGAGCAGATAGAATATATGGAGAATGAAATGACCAATCTTTATAAGAAAGATGAGTATATTACTATGCTGAGGTCACTCAGAAATCAAATTTTGAATGCGAATGTCACTACAGAGATGAAGCAAAATGCTTCAGATGAATTTAAAAGATTAGAAAATAGACGAAATATATCATTCAAATCTGAATTCCCGCACTTCGATGAACTAGTTAAATGACAATTTAGATAAATACTATTATGAAAATATATGAAGTTATAGGCGAAACAACAGCAGGTGCAATCGCAACTGTGGCATCTCCATTAGGTGGCGGTGACCCTTCGGCTAGTGTATATAGTAAAAAGAAAAAGAGCAAGAAAAAGAAGGCTAAGATGGGATATAGTGCTGATGTAGGCAATTTATCATACAAGCATCCAGTCAAAACTCCAATGATTAAAAGGTAGAAGACTTATGAAATTGACACAAATGATAGAACAAAAAGAACGTCCTTACGTGGTCTTTCACGCTAAAAAAGGCAAATATGAAACTCATGCAGTATCATCTTATGATGCGGCAAAGAATGCGGCTAAACATTGGAAATTAAAATCAACTGCTGGTGTTACACCAATGTTAGCGGATGTAGAACATGTTGCTGAAAAGTCAGATAAGAACTGTGGTTGTGGTCAAGACCCATGTGTAACATACGGTAATAAGTCACATCAAGCAGAATCTTATGACGACTATCATGGTGATATGTCTAAAGAAGAATATGACAAAACAGTAAAAGGTTCTGAAATGGAATATTCTGTTTGGGTTGGCGGTACTGAAGTCAGTGATAATTATTTACCATATGACGAAGCAGTCAGATTATACGACAAATATAAAGCACAAGGCTATGATGATGTTCAGTTAGATGCTCGTATTAAAGAATCTGTAAATGAAGCAGAAAAGCGTTGGAAACAAACTAGTATGTCGCCAGCAGAAGCAGAAAAAGAATACGGTAAAGAAAACGTAAAAGTTAAAAAAGGTGCATTGCGTAATGGCGATGACATGGTAGAAGTATTTGTTGAATCATATTCTCCAGGTGATGAGTACGCTGATTCAGAAGGCATGGTAAGTAATTGCTGTGGTGCTCCTATGATGGACTATAACGATGGACATGGTAGATGTGGTGATTGTAAAGAAATGGCAGCCGGTGAATCTGAAGAAGAATTTTACGAAAGTTATAGTAACGATGGAAAAACAGTTACTATATCAGATTACCAACCTGAAGGCGAAGCAAACGCACATAAGAAATTTAACTTGAGAAAGCAGATACACAGAGGCGAAGATGGCAAACTAATCAAATCGCCTTATGGTGGATATAAAGTTTCATTTCATGGTAGTGCAGAAGACGTAAAAGCATATGCTGAAAAGAACTTAGGTGAAGCATCTAAGAAACAAAAACCTTTCTATGACAAGCCACTTAAAGAAGAAGATGCAGAAGCAATTGCGGCTAGAGATGAATTCTTAAAAGTTATGGATATGAAACCAAAGAGTAGCAATAAAGCAATTGATACAATTAAAAAGATTGTAGCAGACAAACAAAATATGCAAGTCAAATTTGACGATGGCAAGATGAAAGTAGATTTATATACAGCATCAGCCGTTGTGGCAGTATACAATGCTGTAAACGATGCTAACAAAGAAAAAATTGATAATATGCTAAGAACTAAAGAAGGCATGCTTAGAATGTCAAACTTTGCATTTAGCAAACTTAAAGAAGGTATTGCAGAAGGCAAACGTATTGATGAGATTTTACCATTAGTTGGTGCGATAGCAGGCGCTATCGGTAGAAAAGTTGCTGGTGCGGCAGTTAAAAACGTTGCTAAAAAGGCAGCCGGTGCGGCAGCAATGGGTTCAGCAAATGCGGCTGGTAGTGCTATTGGTAATGCGGCACAAAGTTCAGGTATGAATGCTTCAGCAAAAGCAAAAGGCAAAAAACTTAATGCAGTTAAAGAAGCAGGCGGATATTATACACAACCAGTATACGACATGATTAAACAACATGGTTATCCAAAAGTAATGCATAGATTACTATCTGCCTTAGATGCAGATGTAATACAGGATTTTATAAACCGTGAGCCAGACTTAAATGAAACAGTAAATGAAGCCGACATATTAGGCGATAATTATGCGAATGTATATTATGATTACAGTGAAAGTTTTTATATGATTGATGTATATAAAGATGGCAAAAAGGTAGAAGAATATGATGATTACATTGGCGCAAATGAAGAAGGTGACCCAATCAAAGATAAGTTCTTAGAACTTGTTAAGAAAGCCGGTTTAGAACCAGAAGGACTTAATCTTATATCAACAGGTGGCGATGAACCTGATGAATACGGTGTATTTAAGAATGGTAAATTCAACTGGGATAAGAATGAGGCATTACCTGCAGTAGGAACAGCAGTTGCTGGTGGTCTTAAGAAGGCCGCAGGTGCAGTTGGAAAATTAGCAAACAAGGCAGATACAGCGGCATTTGGTCTCAAAGCCAAATCAGGCGTTAAGTACAATGCAAATAGTCCACAAGGCAAAATGATTAGAAACATGGCTAAAAATGGCAAAACTCAAGGTGCTAGAAGCGATGCAAAGAAGGACCTAGTTAAAGGTACAGTTGCTGACTTGAAAAAGAAAGTCGGTGGTATTGGCGGTATTATGAAAACTGCGGCAGGTTCATCTGGTTTCTTACCAGCATCCAAACAGTTCGCACAAGACATGATTGAAAAAGCAATCAAGGACGCTGACAAATAATCATAAAAACCTATTGACTTTGTAAGTCACTTATGTTAATATATAAAGAGTGTGTAAAAGCACTCTTTTTTATTGTCCAACTTATAGGAGATTTATATGTCAATTGACGCAATTAACGAAGAAGAAAAAGCAAAACTCATTCAATTAGTGAACGAAGGTTGTTTGGTTCTACAAGAATGTGAAGACCTGAAAGGTGGATTACGTGATACTGTAAGAGCAATTGCTGAAGAAATCGATGTTAAACCATCAGTATTGAACAAAGCAATATCTGTGGCACACAAAGCCAAATTAGCAGAGACTCGTGCCGACTTTGAAGATATGGAAACTATCCTAGAAACAGTAGGTCGCACTCTTTGAGTTATGTAGATGCTTTCTACAACAAAGACAAAGACATTGTTCAAGTTGTAGAACGAATTAAAGGTAAACGTGTTTACAGTGATTATCCAGCGTGGCGTACTTTCTATGTGAAAGACCCACGTGGTGACCACACAAGTATTCACGGTGATAAAGTTCGTCAAATCAAATGTAAACGTCTCAAAGACCTCCATAAAGAACGAAAGATAAACGTAGGCAAAACATTTTACGAAAGTGATATGAAGCCTGAAGTTAAGTGTTTGAGTGAGAACTACAACGGCGTAGAATCACCAAAACTTAATACTGCTTTCTTCGATATTGAGACTGACTTTGATGCGACTAAAGGCTTCGCTGACCCTAGTGACCCGTTTATGGCAATCACAGCCATTACGGTTCATTTACAATGGCTTGACTTACTTGTCACACTCGTAATCCCACCAAAGGGTATGCGTGAGGGCGAAGGCTTAGAAGAGGCACAACGCATTTGTTCACAATTCGAAAACACAGAACTATACCTAAGTGAAGCAGATATGCTCAATGACTTCTTAGATGTGATTGAAGATGCTGATGTGTTGACTGGTTGGAACTCTGAAGGTTATGATATTCCATATACTGTTAATCGAATTACTAGAGTACTGAGTAAGTCACATACACGCAAGATGTGTTTGTGGGATTTAGTACCTCAGAAACGTAAGATTGTAAAATATGGTAAAGAACAAGAAACATTTGACTTGTTTGGTAGAATTCACCTCGACTACTTAGAACTCTATCGTAAGTATACTTACCACGAAATGCATTCATATGCACTTGATACGATTGGTGAACATGAAGTAGGTGAACAAAAAGTTGCATATGATGGCACACTCGACCAGTTATATAACAATGACTTCTACAAATTCGTAGCCTATAACAGACAAGACGTTGCACTACTTGATAAGATTGATAAGAAACTAAGATTTATCGAATTAGCAAATGAGATTGCACACGATAATACAGTGAATATCAAAACAACAATGGGTGCTGTTGCTGTTACTGAACAAGCAATCATTAACGAAGCACACAGACGAGGCATGGTTGTTCCTGACAGAAAAAGACGTGAATGGTCAGATGATGATGTTGATTTGAGTGATGAAGAATTACATGACTTAGAAATGCAAAAGGCCGCAGGTGCTTTCGTGGCAGTTCCTAAGAAAGGTTTACAGAAGTGGGTTGCAGGTATTGATATCAACTCTCTTTATCCATCAGTTATTCGTGCAATGAATATGTCGCCAGAAACTATCGCTGGACAACTAAGACCAGATTTGACTGAAAAGATGATTGGTGACCGAATTAAAGAAGGCAGAAAAACTGGTGCTAAAACATATGGGTCTTCTCAAGCATGGGATGAAACGTTTAGTTCAGAAGAGTTTCGTGTTCTAAATGAGAAAGACAAAGCAAGTAGAGTTACGTTAGTACTAGAAGATAGTCCATACGAAGACATGAAAACAACTCAAACAGTATCTGGTGCAGAAGCATATGACTTGATATTCAATAGCGGATTGAACTGGACTGTGACTGCAAATGGCACTATATTCAAACAAGATGTACAAGGTATTGTCCCTAGTTTGTTAGAACGTTGGTATGCAGAACGACAAGTGATGCAACAAAGCAAAAAGAAGGCTATTGCAGATGGTGATAAAGAACAAATCGCTTACTGGGATAAACGACAGTTAGTTAAAAAGATTAACTTGAACTCTCTGTATGGTGCGTTGTTGAACCAAGGTTGTCGTTTCTATGATAAGCGTATTGGTCAGAGTACAACACTTACGGGTCGTTGTATTACTCGACATATGGGTGCGAAAACAAATGAAGTTATCGCAGGTCATTACGACTATAAAGGTCCAGCAGTTATATATGGTGATACAGACTCCATTTACTATTCAATGTATCCCGTGTACCAGCAAGAGATTGATGATGGTTCTATAGAGTGGACTAAAGACAAGGTCTTAGAGTTATATGACGAAGTAGCAAATCAAGTGAATGCTAGTTTTCCAGACTTTATGAAAACGTTCTTTAATGTTCCTAGAAAAGAAGGCGAGATTATCGTTGCTGGTCGTGAGAACTGTGCCACACAAGGTATCTTTATTAAGAAGAAACGATATGCAATGCTTATCTATGATGATGATGGCGAACGCCGTGATATAGATGGCAAACCAGGAAAGATTAAAGCGATGGGTCTTGACCTTAAACGTTCTGATACTCCTGGTTATATGCAAGATTTTCTCAGTGAAGTTCTACTGAAAGTATTGACTGAAGGAACACGTGAAGAAGTCATTAAAATGGTCAAAGAGTTTAAGAAAGAGTTTAGAGCAAAGCCAGGTTGGGAAAAAGGTTCTCAATCTCGTGTGAACAATTTGACTTCATATAAGAACCGTGTGAATGCCGCTAAGAAGGCAATGGCTAAAGATATGAATGCGGGCGGTGATGCATCTAAGAAAGACAAAGTACATCTTCCTGGTCACGTGTCAGCCGCATTGAACTGGAATATGTTACGTGAACTTAACCAAGACAAGTATGCAGTAGAGATTGTAGATGGTATGAAGTGTATCATTTGTAAACTAAAACCAAATACGTTCAAGTTAAAGAGTGTGGCATATCCAATTGATGCTACAAAGATACCACAATGGTTTCAGGATTTGCCATTCGACCACGAGTTAATGGAACAAACGATTGTTGATAAGAAGTTAGACAACTTGATTGGTGTTTTGAATTGGGATATGAGTGATGCAAATGCATCCGAAACTTTTGACAACTTGTTTGATTTATAATGAGCAATACTTACACAGACTTGATTCAGAGACGGGCGAGAAACAAAGAGTCAGATGAATGTTATACACCATCTGACCAAGTTCAACCACTTCTGAAATACATCGATAAAGATAAAACTTATTATGAAGCGACTAGTGGAACATCTAATCTAATCGTAGATGGCTTTAACAACAATGGATATAAGATAGTACCAAGTGAGGGTAAAGACTTTTTCGATTGTGAGCCAGATGATGTGTATGATGGAATTATAACTAATCCACCATATAGTATCAAAGATAAGTTTATAGAACACTGCTATGCCCTAGGTAAACCATTCGCATTGTTATTGCCTGTAACGAGTTTTCAAGGTGGGAAACGAGGTAGAATGTTTATAGAGCATGGTATGTCTACACTTGTATATAATAATCGTGTAGACTTTACAGGAAAGGGTAATCCAACATTTGGTAATGCTTGGTTTATGCATGGGTTTTTACCCCCTAATACGATTTATTGGGTAGATAACCCTAAACAAAGTAAGAAAACCAAGTCAATTATAGGTTGACAAACGGTAATGGAATATGTTATAATTAATGAAATCAATCAGGAGAACTAAACATGCGTGATATTTTAAAAGATATTGTAAAACATACACACTCACTTGGAATTATCCAAGCGGCTAAAGTGACAACAGATGCTGAAGGAACTACAATCGATGCAATGGACGATGACCGTACTGTTGTTTTGCGTGGTAAACTACATTCACCTGTTGCTGAATTCGAAGGTAAGTTTGGTCTAGGTAGACTAGGCGTACTTAACGGACTACTTAGTTATAGCAGTGAAGACAAAGAAGGCAACATGGTACAATCTGAAGTCAAGGTTGGTACAGAAACACGTAATGGTGAAGATGTAACTACTGAACTAAACTTCTCAATGCCAGGTGGCTTCGATAGTTCGTATCGTGTAATCGTATCAGAACTAGTAGACGCACAAATCAAAACTGCAAGTTTTCGTGGTGCGGCATGGAATGTAGAGATTATGCCTACACAAAAAGCAATCAAAGACCTACAATACTTTGCAGGTATTCTTGGTGCTTTTGACCCGTTACTTACTGCAAGAACAGTTAACGGCAACTTAGTATTCTTTATTGGTGATAGTTCAACAGATAAAGTAGAACTTCCATTTGCAAGTAACGTAGAGGGTGAACTAAAGACAGGTTGGTCATTCCCATTGTCAACAGTTCTAACTATTCTTAAACTAAGTGACACAAGCACAATGAACATGAAGATTTCAGACCAAGGTGCTATGATGATTGCAGTTGATAGTGGGTTGGGTATGTATGAATATATTTTACCAGCAAAAGCAGGTAACTAAATTATAAATACATCAGAGAGGTCTAATATAGGAGAAGCAAATGACTACACCCGTAAGACCAGACGTTGACGAAAAGAAACGTACACGCCTCATATATTTAAAGAAACAACACAGAGACCTAGACAACGGTATAACTACTGCATACAATATGCGTACTGAAGACCTAGTAGTTTCTAAACTTAAGTTGAAGAAGTTGCATCTAAAAGAAGAAATTCTACGGCTAGAAGAAGAGTTAGCAGGAAACTTGTGACTATTATAAAACCTACACCAAAAACTATTCAAAATTTGATTAGAGTAATACCAGACCATCCTAGGCCTGGTGTTCTCTATCAGGATATGGCTAGTATATTTAATGCACCTCAAGGTCTTCAACATGTAATGACTTTGTTTTCAGACTATATTGAAGAAAACAATATTCAATTTAACAAAATCATTGGGCTAGATGCTCGTGGTTTTCCTATGGCAGGTGCATTAAGTTCACAAACTGGTATACCATTTTCTATGGCTAGAAAGAAAGGTAAACTACCAGGTGAAACTATCTTTACACAATATGAACTAGAATATGGAACTGATGAATTACATCTACAGAAAGGTGCAATACAAAGAGGTGACAAAGTTCTGGTCATAGATGATGTTATTGCAACTGGTGGGACACTAGGTGCTGTGATTACATTAACTGATAGATTTGGTGCTGATATTAGTAGTATACTAAGTATAATGGAACTAGAGTTTTTAGGTGGTGGTGCTAAGTTACGAGACGAAGGCTACGATGTATACTCTATACTCCAAGAACAATAACATAAAAGGGTTTAAATGAACAACTATATTTTTACAAGCGAAAGTGTAAGCGATGGACATCCAGATAAAGTTTCTGACCAGATTAGTGATGCATTAGTTGATGCAGGACTAAAGAATGGCGATGAAACTACTCGTGTTGCTATCGAAACACTTGTAACCACTAACCACGTAACGGTAGCGGGTGAAGTAAAGAACTTTAACGTAGATAATGTAAAAGATATTATACGAGATAAAGTTAAAGAAATTGGCTATGAACAAGAAGGATTTCATTGGGATAATTTAAATATCTATAATGAAATACATTCACAATCAGGTGATATTGGATTAGGTACTGATGACTTTGGTGCAGGTGACCAAGGCATTATGTTTGGCTATGCAACTAATGAAAACGATGCAATGCTACCAGCACCAATTTACTATTCACATGAAATTCTAAAGAAACTAAAAGAACTTAGATTAGATGGATATGATTTCTTACTTCCAGATGCTAAGTCTCAAGTAAGTATTCAGTATGTTGGTGGTCGTGTTCAACGAGCAGACCAAATTGTAGTAAGTACACAACATAAACAGGGCTTTATGCATAGTCTTAAAGCACCAGTGAAAGAAGCAGTCAATAGTGTAATGGGAGATTTAATAGATGACAATACTAAATGGCATATCAATCCTACAGGCAATTTTGTCATTGGTGGTCCTGATGGTGATACAGGACTCACCGGGCGTAAGATTATCGTTGATACTTATGGTGGCTATGCTCCCCATGGTGGTGGTGCTTTTAGTGGAAAAGACCCCACAAAAGTCGACCGAAGTGCCGCCTATATGGCACGGTGGTTAGCAAAGAATGTTGTAGCAGACAATATGGCAGATTGGTGTCAAATTCAATTGTCATATGCTATTGGTGTAAAAGAACCAACAAGTATCTATATAGATAGTAATGGACACAACAGAACTATTCAAAAGTTTATCGAAGAAAACATTGACCTAACACCAAAGGGTATCATTGATAGATTTGATTTATTCAAGTTTTATGGTTATAGTGAAAACTGTATCTACGGACACTTTGGCAACAAAGATGTACCATGGGAAAAGATTGGATGGTAACAATTGAAAAGGAGAAATATTATGGCAAAGACACTTAATCCAAATTCATGGTTTGGCACGCCAGAAGAAAAAGAACGAGCGATTGCTAGGCGCATCACCGATGAAAAAGAACAAGCAATTGCACTAGAAGAAATCAATTTCAAGTATGGTCATACAGACCAACATACTTACGACAAGAACATGGCTACACATAAAGGTGAACAGTATGTTCGAGTTATTGGTATGGAATTAGACAAAGATAAACCAGGACAAGGTTTCTTTGAGTTAGATTTCAACGACCAATTCGTAGAATATCTTGCACAGAATGGCTATGAAGGTTTAGAACAAGAACAAATCGTTGATAATTGGTTCAATGATTTATGTAAGAACATTGTACTAAATGATTTAGAAGACGAAGAAGGCATTAGAAGAAGCGTAATGTCTGATAGCAAAGATGGACTAATCATTAGTAAAGTCAAAACTGACAAGGATACTTCAGAATATTATTAAACTTGACCATTTTAACAAGTTGTGTTATAATAGTAGTAACTTTAATACAGTAGTGAGGAATACATGAGTACCTATATCTTAGTTGATTCGTTTAATATGTATCACAGAGCCAAACACGTAGCAATGCGTGGTGCTAATATTGATATGAAAATCGGTATGGCATACCACATTATGCTTAGTAGTGTAAAACTATGTTATAACAAATTCAATGCAGACCATGCCGTGTTCTGCCTAGAAGGTCGCAGTTGGCGTAAAGACTTCTATGAGCCATATAAGAAGAATAGAAAAGTTGCTCAAATGGCTAAGAGTGTTAGAGAGCAAGAAGAAGACCAAATCATGTTCGATGCCTATGCAGACATGGTAGAGTTTTTAGATACAAAAACTAATGTAACTATGTTACGAAATCCAGAAGCAGAAGCAGACGATATGATTGCTTTGTTTATTGAGGCGCATCCAAATGATAATCATATTATCGTATCAAGCGATAGTGATTACTTTCAACTTATCACTGACAATGTAACTATGTATGATGGTGTACAAAATCGTATCATTACTAAAGATGGTTTCTTTAAAGATGATAAGAATATGACCCCTATCAAAGAGAAGAAGACTGGTGAGATTAAAGAGAAAGTAGACCCGAAGTGGGCATTGTTTGAGAAATGTGTCCGTGGCGATACATCAGATAATATCTTTTCAGCATATCCTGGCTGTCGTAAGAAAGGTACCAAGAACAAGATTGGTATGTTAGAAGCATTCGCAGATAAAGATGCTGGTGGTTTCAACTGGAATAACTTTATGTTACAACGCTGGACTGACCATAATGGTGAAGAACATACTGTCCGTGAAGACTATGAACGCAATGTTAAACTAGTAGACTTAACGGCTCAACCACATGAACTTAAAGTAAAGTTTATTGAAACTATTGCAGAGAATAGTATTCCTAAGACTAATGCTGGTGTTGGTATGAACTTCTTAAAGTTCTGTGGCATACATGATTTACAAAATCTTGCTAAGTCACCTGACGAACTTGCTAAAATACTTAACAATCCGTATCCGTCTTAATGCATTTTATATTTGACGTAGATGGTACTCTAACACCAAGTAGAGATAGAATAGATGAAGACTTTAGACTATGGTTCTTAGAGTTCATCAAGTGGAATAATGTTTACTTAGTTACAGGAAGTGATAGAAGTAAAACAGAAGAACAAGTTGGTGAAGAAGTATTTGAAAAGGTAGAATGTGTATACAATTCTTCTGGCAATACCAAATATAAAAATGGTATATGCGTAATGAATTCAAAAAACTTAGAACTGCCACGTGATGCGTATGCTTTCTTATTAAAGAAATCTATTAGTAGTGATTTTGATATCGCCACAGGCAATCATTTTGAAGCAAGACCAGGACTATTAAACTTTAGTGTTGTTGGTAGAAATGCTAACAGAGTACAACGAAAGAAGTATGTTAAGTTTGATACTACAACTAATGAAAGACAAAAGATTTCTGATGAATTTAACAAAAAGTTTACTGGTAAGTTTGGTCTAATATCACAGGTTGCAGGTGAAACAGGATTAGATATTATTGAGATGGGTAAAGACAAAGCACAAATATTAAAGGATTTTACATTCCAAGATAAGTTGATATTCTTTGGTGACAACATACAATGGGGCGGCAACGATTATGGCATTGCACAAGCAATTGAATATGGTCCATATGCGTACAGTGAATGTCACAATGTAAAGAATTGGAAAGAAACTTGGAAGATACTAAAAAGATTTAAATGATATATACGAAAGAAATAGTTAAAGATAAGTTTTGGATTGTAGAGAATTCAGGAGTTAAAATAGGAACAATACGTTTCTGTTCGTCTGATGATTTTGAATTGAATTTGAGAGACGATGAACTATCAACTAACGAGCATATATCATTGTCTGAACTTACCTCACGTTTTGGTGAAAAGATACTAGAAGCAAAAGAAACTACTGTAAAGATTGTTGATGAAAACAAAGTAGGACCTCGTGGTGGATGGAATACTTCACCAGCAGATATCGATGGCTATCCTTCTAAACATGTAGTATATAATACTGAAACAATTGAACTAAAAGACAAACAAATACCAACTTATACCAAAAGTGCGACAAGCAAAGTAAGATATGCCGCTGGATACTATGGAGTAAGATTTCCAAGTGACTGGCGATGGTTTTATGGCGGTAAACTAGAAACACTAAATACATGTGATTTCATAGGACCTTTTAAAACGAAATCAGAAATGCAAACTGAAACATTATTGGCGAACAAACGAGATGGATTATAAAAGTTTAAAAGATTTTCTAGCAACAATCAAACGTATAAATCTAAGAGGCGATAACAAGATAGTATTGCCAATGAAAGATGCAATAGATATTCAAAATGATATTGCTTTACTATTACTAGAACTAAAAGATAAAGACTCAGGAACAACTAAAGTTTTTGATGGTGGAACCTTTGATAAATGATTGGTATATTTGGTGATAGTTTTAGTGATGAAATTGATACTAGTATAGGTGGATATCTAGGAGGCTGGCCATCTGCTTTAGGTAAGTTGTATGATGAAGAAATAGAGAATTTTAGTGAATCATCTACATCTATTTCATATAGTTATCAAAAATTCTGTGAGCAAGATTTAAGTAAATATTCAAAGGTTGTCTTTGTTGTTACCTATCCAACTAGACAACTTCTTATTAATAACGCAGAACACAAATCAATACAGTTTCAAGGTGATGTAACTCGGTCGATTCAACATAACAAAGACTTTAATATAGACTTAACCTTATCAGACAAACGTGTATTAGAATACCAAGAAAACATAACTGCATTTTATCCTGACACATGGAACTTCGTTAAAAGAGCAGTAAAAGGTGATGTTTTACACTCGCATAAGAATGCTCTAGTATTGGACGTAGAATTACTAGGTACTATAACTACTTTAGGATTAAATACTCCTATGGCTCCTTGGTTTACAACACCAAAAGGTGAAGAATGGCATACTAAATATATAGAGACTGCCGAACTAGGAAGAGTGTGTCATTTTAGTACGCAACAAAATATAGAGTTAGCAGTTCTTATTAAAGATTACTTTGATAATGGGATTGATATACATAATGAGATTAAATGGCACACAGATAAATATTTTACTATACCAGAATCAATGGAAGATGCTGGTCTTAAATTGAGAAGGTAGTCAAATGATTGGAATATTTGGTGATAGTTTTGCATATGAAGGTCATGGCTCACATGTAAATGTAGGATGGCCCACATATCTTTCTGATTTATATAACGAAGAAAATCAGAACTTTTCAATCTCAGGTTCATCAATTCCTTACAGTTATCAATTACTTTGTGAGAAAGACTTAAGTATATACTCAAAAGTTATATTCATTGCTACAGAACCACGTAGACTCCACTTTGTAGATAAAAAAACTAATAAAGAAATGTTATGGAATGGTCGTGATGTACCTGGTTCAATAATATGTAATTCAGTCGATACTTATTCTTCATATGACACATCTTACGATGGAGTAGCCCTAAGATACCAAGAATACATAACGGCAATGTATCCTGATAGTTGGAAGTGGATGGCTAAAGCAATGAGAAATGATGTTGTTCGTAAACACGAAAATTTATTATTATTAGATATATTCGAACTGTCATTTATAAGTAACTTGGGCGCACCAGATAGGCCATGGCATATTGATTGGACAGAAGACAATAATATTAGAAGTTGTCATATGACAAAATTACAGAATAGAGAACTTGCAGGATATATTAAAGATTACTTTGATAATGGATTTGATATACATAATACATTAAAGTCTGATACTGTAAAAGAATACTATACTGAACCTTTGCACCATGAATCGGGATTTGTAAAAAAATGATTGATACAAAAACATGGGTATTTGGTACTACATCAGAATTAAGTAAAAAGATTATAAGCAATGTAGAAGAGCCTATTCTATTTGGTAGACATAATGTAGATTACAGTGACCCAGATAAATTCATAAAAGAACATGTAGTTGATGATAACCCAATTGAAATGATTGTTAATATTCGTCTTCCACATATGTCAGGTTTTGTACCTTTAACTAACATCAACGAATTTAATAATCTTTTTGTAGAACAGAATAGTAATATATTCTTCTTTTACAAACTACTTACTGCTACTGCTGATATGAAGAAACCAGTGAAGGTTTGCTTTATAACAAGTACTTTTCCTAATACATCTTGTGTGAAAATGAAGAAAGACGTATCATCACAAGACCACATAGAAAGTGTTATTGGGTTTCAAAATTATTTTACTTATGCTAGTACTAGAGCCATTCAACAGTTTGCATTCTTTTCTAGGACCAATGAATATACAAAGTCTATAGGTGTTAGTCCGTCAGGTATAAATGAGAGTAACATAGACGAATACGCAAGAAGAATAACAAATATAGTTAAAGAAGACCGAGTAGATAAACAATGGGGTTGTGTATACGATTTAAGTAGACCAGAAGGTTGGTCAGAAACATGGCCAGATGCTGATATATGTAACGGTTTTTGGTTTTTCTATAACTAAAATAACCATTATATACGTATGTTATAGGGGAAATTAGATAAATAAGAGTATAATCAATACGAGGATACTCATATGGCTAGACCTAAACCAACGATAATCTTAGAGCATACAGATAATCAAACATATCGCAGTGAGCAAGTACTTAAAGCAACCGCTGTTTACTCCGTCTTTTATAAGGGGGTAGCCATTAACTTACGTAGCCTAAATTCATTGGTTAATTTTCCTGGTCCAAAATACAAGAAAGTATCATTCAGTAATCCTGGACACGCAATCAACTTAGCACAACGATTAAATAAATTGTTTAGATGTGATGATTTCGAGGTATACATACTTACCAAGGGTGACAAACTAGAGTTGTAAAAGTGAATAAGAGAGAGTTAATAAACTATATTAACAAACACACAACTGGAAAAACAGCAGGCAGAAAAGAAATTACTATTAGTGATATCTTTATCAGCGCCCGTTCTGATGCCGGCTTTAGAGTGTCACCACTAGGCAGAGATATTCTTTCTAAACATTTCACCAAATATAACATAGAACTAAAGTTGAATTCAACTACCTTACATAAGCATAGACAAAATGCAATAGGAACAGGCAACCAAATACTTACACTTGATAAGTATCTTAAAACACCATATTATCTAAACAGGTCTAAACTAGTTCTATTTGAAGAAGTTGCCGCGGCTGAACTCTCAATGATTGATGGTGACATAGAACTATGGCTACGAAATAAAACTTTTTATTCTGATTAAGAACTTGACAAATCCTCGAATCGATGTATACTATAAGTATAGTTAATCATTAAGAGGACAATAACATGACTAATCCGTACAAATTCAAAGTCTTTGTTAAACAATTCAACGAATCAGCAAATCTACAAGAAAATCAAATGCCAGATGGAAACTCTATCAACTGGAATTTTGTTGATGCAGACATGTGTTTGCGTGGATGGGATGTTGCCTTCGGTCGTGATGAATGGGATTCTATTTTCTGTAAAATGGCAGATGATTTCATCCTTAATGATGCGGCCTCGAAATTAGAGGTTCTTAAAAAAGAATATTTGGGTCAATAAGTGAAAAACTTGACAAATCCCCGAATCGTGTTACAATAATAGTATATTAAATAGAGAGGTTAAGTTATGAAAGTATCAACAAACGATTTAGATGTGAGAGTAGTTCGTCCTAGTGATGTACGTGCCGAGATTAATTACGCTATGAACCGAAAGCGTCCGGTATTCATATGGGGACCTCCTGGTGTTGGTAAATCAGAAATTGTAGATAGCATTACCCAAGAACGTTCTGGGTTTATGATTGACCTTCGTCTCGCTCTTATGGAGCCCACAGATTTACGAGGTATTCCATACTTCAATGAGAAGAATGGTACTATGGAATGGGCCACACCTTCAGATTTGCCTAGCCAAGAACTTGCTGACCAATATGAAAGTGTTGTTCTTTTCTTAGATGAAATGAACCAAGCACCACAATCAGTTCAAGCCGCGGCTTATCAGTTAATTCTAAACCGTCGTTTAGGTTCTTATGTGCTACCAGATAACGTGTTAATCGTTGCGGCTGGTAACCGTGAAAGTGACCGAGGTGTTGCATATCGTATGCCTTCACCACTTGCTAACCGTTTTGTTCACCTTGAAATGGGTGTTGACTTCGAAGATTGGCAGACTTGGGCATTAGAGAACAAAATCAGTGCCGATGTGGTTGGTTTCTTAACGTCTAACAAGATGGACTTATTCAACTTTGACCCACGTCAGGCGAGCCGTGCCTTTGCTACTCCTCGTTCTTGGACTTTTGTTTCTGAAATGTTACCACAAGAAGGTGAAGAAATTTCACAAAGTCGTTTACATGACTTGATTGCTGGTACAGTTGGTGATGGTGTTGCTACTAAGTTTATGGCTCACAGAGCCTTGTCAAGTAAGTTGCCTGTTCCTTCTGATATCTTAGATGGTACAGTTACAACTCTTTCATCAGAAGCACGTGAGATTTCAGCGATGTTCTCGTTGACAACTTCACTATGTTACGAGTTGAAAGACTTTGTAGACCGTAATGGTAAAGACAAAATGGATGAGTTATATAGCATGGCTAATAACTTCTTTAAGTTTATGATGGAAAACTTTGATACTGAAATGACAGTATTAGGTGGTCGTACTGCTCTTAAAGTTTACAAACTTCCATTAGAGCCTCGTAAAGTGCCTTGTATTGAAGATTTCTTCAAAAAGCATGGTAAACTTATCATCGAGGCCCATAACGCCTAAAAGAATAGCCCACTAGGGGGCTGCCGGGATACGTAGGGTATCAGGTAATCCTAGACTACAGGAGACGGGAGGCTAACAGAAATGTTAGTCTCCTTTACTGTATGTCCCTATTGACTTTCCTTGATTTTTATGGTATACTGGTGTAATGATATTTGAAACTATAAAAAACCAATCACAATTACATCGGCATAAAACCGCAGTAATTTGTGGTGACAAAAAATATACCTACACTGAACTTATTGAGAGTGTAGAAAAACTGGCTGCCGTTATGTCTACTGCATTTCTTCCAGGTGACAGATTGTTATTTGCTAGTGGTAAAGAATATCATTATATTAGAATGGTATTAGCATGTGACATTCTCGGTGTAACATTCATGCCTACATTTCCAAATCTGCCAAAAGATGTAGTAGATGGAATAGTAGAAGCAAGTTCACCAGACCATATTATACTGACTGAGGCTGATGCTTTAGCCTTAGAACCACATAACAAAGC